CTCTCTTGACCACCAAAGGCAAGCAATGAAAGACGAAATAACATTTACAGGATGGAAGGGGTTGGCATCTTGGTTATTGAAAACAAAAGCAGGAAAGAGATTCACGGAATGGTTTTTGAAAAAGCATTACCGAGAACTGCTTTCAACAAGTGTTGGTCAAGAGTTTCACGATTGGATACAAAGAAACAATCATGCAGAAAATACAGACAGAACAAAGATGGTACTGGTTGAGTTTCGCGAGCGAGACTTGGTGGTCGTGTACGGAGTTGGTATCTCCTGTGCTTTTGTTTCCAGGGTTGCAACTCAGGACGCGGCAGGCGATCTGTTGGCTGAGAAGCTGTTGGAGATGGACCTGCCTTACAGGGCCAAGAGCCTCCTCGATCCGAAGCATATCATTGGCATGCAAGACTTCCGAGTCGAGACCGTTGTTGAGCGCTGGGAGCGTGAACACTATGAGCAAGTCTGGAGAAAGATCGGAGAGGCTGGAGAGAGCTTTGCAGGCTCTGGATGCCAGCAGCATTGATGCAGCAATTGATGGCTACACAATGGTGGCTTGTGATCTAAACGATCCTACAGAGTGCAAGGAGTTGTTTACAATCTTGCACAAGTGGCGGCGTCACCCACTGGGGGAAGTTTTTGCGGAGTTGTTCGAATTGGTGTGCATGGAGGGTAAGGATGGCAAGCAAGGAAGATTGGAGCAAGACCTATGAAAACTATCGCAGTGAGCAGTGCCAGGCATGCGGCGCATCGCGTCGTCCTCAGGGTTACTATGCCCCCTGGTTGATTGAGAGAGCGCATATTGTCAACAAGCCACGGGTGTGCGACCGACGAGCTGTGGTGCTTTTATGCTCAGTGTGCCACAAGTTCCAGCATGGAGAGAGGCTGTCAGGTTTGCTAAGGCCAAAACTTCAGTTGGAGCATTTGCTAGCGATCAAATTCACTTGCGACCCCGACTACTACGACCACGAATTCCTGCAAAGATACTCAGTCAGAATCCTTCCCGATCCATTGGAATTGCCAGATTTCTACCAGCACTGGCACGCACACTACTTTGAGCAGTACAAAAGGAGTTTTCCATGCTGATCGGAATCGACCCTAGTCCAACTGTCCAGTCCTGTGTCCTTTGGGACAAGCTAGCGCGGCGTGTCGTCCAGGTCAGGTCTTTCAGTTTCCCTGAGCAGCAAAAAGAGTTCCTGGATTGGGTTGGAAGTGTGCCTGTGGCTTTGGAGTGGATTGAGAGCTATGGCATGCCAGTGGGGAAGGAAGTTTTCCAGACTGTTTTCCAGGTTGGTCAGATTTCTGGATGGCTTGGTGGCAGGGTGCGACTAATCCCAAGGAGGGATGTTAAGATGTCCCTGTGTGGCTCCTGCCGAGCAAAGGATTCCAACGTGCGGCAATCGCTCCTGGATGCGATTGGACCTGTAGGGGTGAAGAAGGCTCCAGGCCCACTCTACGGCGTTTCTAGCCACTACTGGGCGGCCTTGGGCGTGGCCTATGTGGCAGCAGAAATCTGCCCCACAGACAGCGAAGCAACATTCCACAAAAATTCTTAGGGATTCTGCGCCCTGAATCTGCCAGGCCTGGGCCTAGTTAGTATCGCTTGAAAAAGATCAATTTATCTGCTAAAATTGTTCTTGTGGGTTTTTAGTTCAGTTTGTCTTGTGGAGTGTGTGATGATGGAAGTGATGGAGTTAGATTTGGTGGTGAAGCAAGCTATTCTCGGCGCAAGGAGCGCAGGCTTGCAGGCAGCAAATGCTGAGGATGCTGCACAGGATACAGCCCTGGCGATCCTCAAGGGCAAAGAGGTCAAGAATCCAAGCCATTACGGCCGGCTGTTGGGATTGAATTCTGTGATGGCATGCAGAAGAAAAGCCAACACTGAAGTGGCCCTAAGTGTGGTGGAAGGCACAGAAGGCTTTACTGTTGGTTCCTGTTCCGACACCGACCCCAGTATTTGGATGGATGTCAGGTCCCTGTGTACTGTGTTTGAGGCAGATTGCATCGAGCGCCGGTTCCGTGCTAAGCTTACGCTTGAGGAGATTGCCGAGAGCTACAAAGTCAGCACAAGGATGATCTCCAGGACAATCAAGTCTGCACTGGAGAAGCTACGTGACGGAATGGAAGAGTAGGATCGTCGGGCACGACAAAGTCAGGGCCGATCAACTAATGGCCAATCCATTTAACCATCGCCTTCATCCAATGAAGCAAAGGCAGGTGGTTGAGGCTTCCATCAAGGAGATAGGCTTTGTGAAGTCTGTCTTGGTCAACAAGACCACAGGCCGCATTGTCGATGGCCACGAGCGCGTCATGCAGGCCCTTGGTGCTGGCGACGACACCCTAGTAGATGTGGAGTATGTGGAGCTGAGTGAGGAAGAAGAGCTGAAAGCTTTGTTGCTCCTAGATGCAAGCTCCGAGCTGGCCGAGGTCGATAGAGCCAAGGTTCAAGAGTTGGCTTCCATGGTGGACTTTTCCTCAGTAGATCTCTTGGCATTTGCCGATGAGATGACCCTCAACTTTGGCAATCTGGTAGATGACAAGCAGGGTGAGTGGCAAGGGATGCCAGAGTTCAACAACCAGGAAATTAAGGAGGTTCAGCTGATTGTGTACTTCCCAAGCTTGGAAGCCAAAATCCTCTTCTGCCAGAAGGTAGAGCAGACGGTGACCAAAGAGACAAAGTTTGTTTGGTTCCCCAAGGAGTCCAAGCCAGTCCGTCAGGATGTTGACGGGATGACGGTGGAATGAACAGATACCCAATCTATGTGATAAGCAAGGGACGGTGGGAACTGCGCCACACAGTGAAGGCACTGGAGGCAATCGGGGCAGGGTTCAGGGTGGTGATTGAGCCTCAGGAGTTCCCAGAGTACAGCCAGGTGATCCCAGAGAGCAAGCTGATCCTTCTACCATTCTCCAACTTGGGCCAAGGTTCTATCCCGGCCAGGAACTTTGTTTGGCAGCATGCTATCGATGAGGGTCACCCAAGGCATTGGATCCTGGATGACAATATCCGAAGATTCTACCGACTGCACGAGAACAAAAAGTATGCAGTGACAACCACAGCTACCTTTGAGGCTCTAGAGGACTTCGTGGACCGATACGAGAACGTCCCGATGGCCGGCATGAACTACGAGCTTCTCATTCTTGCCAAGAACAAAGTCAGGCCAATCACTTGGAATACTAGGATCTACTCCTGCATTCTGTTGGACAACAAAAACCCTCTCTGGTGGCGTGGCCGTTACAACGAAGACACCGACCTCAGTCTTCGATACCTAAAGGCTGGCAACTGTACTGCTTTGTTCAATGCTTTTCTTTGCCAAAAGATTGCTACCATGACTTGCAAGGGTGGCAACACAGACGAGCTGTACAAACAGGATGCAGAGTTCGATGGGCGTCTAGAGATGGCCAGGCACTTGCAAAGGCAGCATCCCGATGTGTGCAAGGTCAGCAGGAAGTGGGGAAGGTGGCAGCATCATGTGGACTACCGACCCTTCAAGGACAACCCACTGATCAGGAAGCGTGGGATTGAGATCCCTGAAGGTGTGGACAATCGGGGGATGAGGCTTGTGGACAAAACTCTAGACAAGGGACAGGGGCAAAACTACCATGACACGACGGGCCAGAAATAAGTCACCGCACAGGAAATCCAGAACACGAAGGTATGCTCAGCCGAACGGCAAGGTCATCGAGCGTATCGTTGAAGTGGTAGTGGAAAAGCCAGCGATAGCGACAGGTCTCAATCCTCCTGAGGAAGGTCAGGAGCAGGAAGCCTCGGAGTCATTCTTTTGGCCAGAGCTTCAGCCGGCAACGATCGAAGCCGCCACGGCAGCGGGTAGAGGGAGTAGCGTCAAGCAGCTTCAAGATGTAAGGATTGAGCTTGAGGCAGTCAAGAAGAACTACAACATCCCAGAATCCATCAAGGCCCGAATGGTCTACGAGGCCGCCCGAGCGATGGTCTATTCCAAGGTTCTCAAAGAGAAGTTCTGGGCCATCAAGCTACTGAAGGAAATGGAAGATGCCAACAACCGGCCCAGTTTGCTCCCGACCCAGGTCACAGTCAACAACCACAACACCCTGTCAGTCAATGCACTGTTGCAGCAGTTTGGCAAAGACCTGATGGATCCCTCCATGGATCTCCGAGAAGTGGTAGTGGTTCCAGGTGCTCCAGGCGACTATGCTGATTGAAGCTCAAGACCTCTTGCCAGCCAGTCAGTACAAGCTTTCCCTCAAGGAGCTTGAGGCTGTAGAGACTGCCAGAGCTTTCCGATCTCCACTCTTGCTGGCGAAGCACTTCTCCAAGGAATACCAAGACTCCAGGCATTTGCATGTGATTGACTGGGAGTTCAGGAATGTTTTGTCATCGAAAGATATCGACATTCTGATCATATCAGCGCCAGTTAGGCACGGGAAAAGCCTGTACTTGTCCAAGTGGGCTCCAGCCTGGTATCACTTGACCAACCCCTACAAGAACACCATCACAACAAGTCACACAGCCTCACTGGCTTTGAGCAACTCAGCCTGGGTCCGAGACAAGGTCCACGAGCTCGCACCGCTGGTGGGGCTCAAGGGTGTGGATCCAGGGAAGTCGGCCAAGGGCTACTGGGGTTTGGATCTCCCTGGAGGTGGTGAGTGTCGGGCCGCTGGTGTGGGTGGTGCTATCTCTGGCTTCGGAGCAAGTTTGCTGACAATCGATGATTACTTGAAGGATGCCAAGGCAGCCTACTCGAAGGGTGAACGGGACAAGCAATGGGACTGGTTCCTTGCCGCGGCCTCGACCCGTCTTGCTCCTGGTGGGAAGCTGGTGATGCTTTCGACGCGCTGGCACAGCGACGACCTCATTGGCAGGATCCTGGAGCATCGATCCAAGTATGGGCTCAGGGTCAGGTCTGTGACATTGCCAGCCCTGAAGGAGGATGATGGCAAGGTTGACCCCTGCGGCCGCCAGCCTGGCGAGGCCCTGTGGCCTGAGCAATGGCCAGTAGAGGTCCTGGAGCGGCGTAAGAAGACAAGTGATGTGTGGTGGAGTGCTTTGTACCAAGGCCGACCATCGAGCGAGGGTATCAACGAGTTCCCTGCCGAGTACTTTGCCAACATCTGGCTATCTGAGGAAGAGTGGCCAGAGAAGTATCCATTGCTATCTGCCAGCTATTTGGACCCGTCCAAGGCCAAGAACGAGAAGTCCGACTACCAGGCCATAGTCTATGTTGGCTATCACAACGGATCGATCCTGGTGGATTCCAGCATCGATCGTCTGCCGACTACAAAGATGCTTGCAAAGTGGGTGGAGTGGGACAGGGAGAGAAGGCCAAAGATCTCAGGCTGTGAGGGCAATGCATTCCAGGAGCTGTTGATTGGAGAGTACTCGTCGGTGTGCTCGGAGCTTGGGTACGCCCACGACGACCCCGTCTGTGTGATCAATACAATTGCCAAGCTTGTGAGGATCAGAGGCATTGGCCCCTGGTTGTCCAGAGGGTTGCTGAGGTTCAAGCGCACAGCCTCCAATGAACTTCTCGTCCAGCAGTTGAAGAAGGTTCCCAACGGTGGCCACGACGACGGACCCGACGCGCTGGCCGGCGCACTAAAGCTTCTTCTCAGGTTGCTGGGCGATGCCTTCGAGCAGAATGTGACCGAGTCTCTTGCCTGATTCCACTTGGTTTGCGTTCTATATCTCCATGAGCAAAAACAAACGCAAGACTGCAGGTGCCAAGAAAACCCAGTATCCTATTGCTGAGGAATTGCCTCCCAAGCTGTCCGACTACCAGATCGCTTTGGCCTACTGGGAGAATGAGAAGTACATGTTTCCTGAGTCCATGTGGGCCGATCTGGAGCCCAAGCCACCGAAAGAGTAAAAGATGAAAGTACTTGAGCGAGCGTTCGAATCTGTTGTTGCTTTGGTAATTGTCGGGTCTGTCTTGGCTGTGGCTGTGGCCTTGCCTGTGGAGAATCCTGTTGAGCAAAAGCCTTGGGAGTACAAGTACCGAGCCAAGGTGGTTAGGGTTGTGGATGGTGATACGGTGGACTTGGAGGTGGATCTTGGGTTTGATGTGAAGCTGTCGGGTCGGTTCCGATTACGTGGCCTTGATGCTCCTGAGATCAGGACTGATGCTGGGAAGGTGTCAGCCTCCAGGCTCAAGGAGTTGTTGCCAGTTGGCCAAGCTGTGGTGGTGGAGTCAGCTAAGGACAAGCGAGAGAAGTATGGACGTTACCTGGGAGTGATTTTTGTGGGAGAAAAAAATGTTAATCTCGAGATGGTTCAGTTGGGGTTGGCTTCTTCCAAGGACTACTGATCCTGTGGCGAAAAAGCATATCAACTTGGTGATTCGACGGACCCGATGGTTCGATCACTGTCCAGAGGGTAAGGGGTTTGGCGAGGATGCCGAGAGCTTCATGCGATTCTCCGAGTCCACCTACGCTTTTGAGACAGTTGAGCTGAAGTTTGGGATGACAGCCCTGGGAGTCAAGCAAAGGATCATGGATTCCTTGCCATCTGGCCAGAGCATCTTCATCCAGGATCTGACCGATCAAGAGTTCTCAGCCACGAAAAAACTGATGGAAGAATCTTTTTGGTAAATCTGCGCCCTGTTTTTTGACAGCCTGGGCCTTGTTATCTATGGCCAATGTGAATGTGGCCAAAACAAGGTCAACTTCAAAGGGTCAGTCAAATGGAAACAGTTCTAGATTCAGCCAAGCTTCAGTCAATCGCCACCCACAATTGTGTGGTGACAGTCACCAACCCAGAGACTGGAAACCACCGCACCCTGCGAATCCGAACCATGGGCAAGGATTCCAAGTTTGCTCCAGGGGAGAGGGTGGCAGAGTTGCTGGTGGGTCCTGACAATACCTCCGACTTCAAGGGGTTTGGCTTTGTGTTGCCAGATGGTCGGGTTCAGCTGTGGAAGAAGAATGCAGAATCTCCTGTGTTCCAGTGGTACGCCAAGTTCCTTGGGAACATGGAAGCCTTCCAGGCAAAGGGCTTTGAGGTCCAATACCAAAGCAGCTGCCGAAGGTGCTCAAGGCAGCTAACAGACCCCTTGTCCATCGCCAGCGGGATCGGCCCAACTTGTTCTGGGTTGGAGTAAGTTTCAGCCTCTCCCCCTCAAGTGGGGGGGTGGCATGGGTGCGAAATCTGTAAATAGTTACAGATTCAAAATGGGTCAAAAGTGGGGTCGGCCAATAAAAACACAGGAAATGTGTCCAGTTTTGTCCGATTCAGCGTTCTATAGGTTTGAGTTTGTTTTCAGTGTGTTTTTTGTGGAGTGAGTAGCATGTTTGTAGTTCATCGTATTGGTGTGGAATCTTCCCTTACAGTGGCAATCCTTCCAGAGTCCTCAAAGGTTCTGTCGGTGGGGTTGGGTGGGGCAGGCCTTCCAAGTCTTTGGTACTCAGTTGAGGGTGTTCAGCCAGAGTCCTTTCAGTTGGTTGTTGTGGACAACATCCCCACCGGGCAGATGGGGTGCGATTGTCCAAGGCAGTTCCTTGGGACTGTCAATGTCAATGGCAAGGTGAGTCATCTTTTCAGGCGCACCCAGCTGCCGACCATCTCCCTGGAGAAGGCTGAGGCGATGAAGGAGATGACCCCGGCTCAGTTCCTGGATGAGTTGGCAGCCATGGCTACTGCAGTTGAAGCGTAGACGATTCCACCGCGCGTGGTTTCATTTTATGCCTGTCTAGGTTATGCCGGGCAGGCGTTCTATAAGGTTGGGTTTGTGTGGGACATAGATGTGGGGTGTATGGTGTTGAATAAAGACAAGATGATGGGTTCAGTGTTGGGGTTGGCAATCGGGGATGCAATGGGCCAATCTGTGGAGTTCAAGCAAAGGGGCTCTTTCCCTGAGGTGACTGGCTATCGTGGCGGCGGCCCCTTTGGCCTGAATCCTGGGGAGTGGACGGATGATACATCCATGGCCATTGCCTTTATGGATGCTGTCATCCAGCAAGAAGGATGCAAGGGCCTCATGCTTGATGTGAAGCTTGTGATGGAAAGCTGGATCAGTTGGTACAAGAATGGCAAGTACTCAGTCAATGGAGTGTGTTTTGATATTGGTGGACGGACTCGGTCGTCGCTGGAGCATTACATGAACCATCAAGAAGCCCCCCCTCCAGATGAATCAGCGCTTGGAAACGGGGCCGTGATGCGTCTCGCCCCAGCAGCGATCATGGATGCCTATGTCTCTCTCCAAAGAGGAAAGTTCATCCCAGCAATGTGCTTGGTGCAAGGGATGCTGACGCATCCTTCATCACAATCTACTGCCGAGTGCGAATCCTTGGCGAGGACTTTGGTAATGTGCTATGCCGCGTTCCCGATCAGGCCAAATGCAGCTTCAGACAAGGCCCCCGATATGTTTGGCGGCAAGGCTACCGAGTGCATGGCGCTTGCCAAGTGGGCGATGGCCGGTTCTGTGAGCTTCAAGGATGCAGTCCTCAGGGCTGCAAATCTAGGTGGCGATGCCGACTCCATTGGCGCTGTCACTGGGCAGATGGCAGGAGCATACTATGGCTTGAATAAAATCAGGGAGAGTGGCCTCTTGGAAGGCTTGGCTCAGGTTTCGGATCTTTTGGAAATGACGACGGAGTTCATCAGTGTTGTTGAAGCTAACTACAAAGAGTAGGATGATTTTTCCAGGCAGTAGCTGCTTGCTGTATGAAGCCATCCAGAACCGACTGTACTGTGGTCGGTATCCTGGGAAGAATCCTTTCGAGTTTGCTGAGTCGTGTTCAGTTCTCAGAGTCCTGGGCATCGATACGGTGATCGACTTCACTGAGGATAACGAATGCACAAGCATGGGTCAGAAGCTGTTCAAGATCAACTGGGAGCGTGACCCGGTTGGTGTGTTTGCAAGGCTTGGTGTTGAGCAGGTCAGAAGCTTCAAGGGTGTGAGGATCCCGGTGGTAGATGATCATCCTCCAACATCTTCCCAGGCAGTCAAGTTTTGCAGACTCCTTGACACAGAGTTCATGGAAGGCAGGAGAGTGTACATTCACTGTCGTGGTGGGATCGGAAGGACTGCCACCATGGCGTGTGCGTACTTGCTGTGGAGTGGTCTGGCAAGCCCCCGCAACTGGAGAAGAACAATCAACAACCTCAGGCGCGAGCAGCATAGAGATGCTCCCATGCCATTGCAGGTTGACTGGCTGAAACAGGTTTGGATTCCGTACTGCGAGAACTTTGGGAGGTAACATGAACTGGGTTCGAATCCCAGCTGCTCGCTAGGTGAGGTCTTGAGGGGCCAAGACAATGTACGGCAGGGCAGTAAACTCCTGGATTGCCACAGCGCGGCTAATGGTCCGGGATGGTAGCTTAATCTCGTTGTGCATCAGCGAGGCAAGCTGAAAGGATCTTTTGCCGACCATAACGGTACGTGTGATGGGGTGGGGTAGGTTGGTGGTAGCTTGCAGGATCTTCAATGCGCTGGCTGTCACAAAGGCCCCTTCAAGCTGTAGTTTTCCCATCGACTCTTCGATCCACTCTCGGATCCATTCTCTGGTTGTGACAGGTTGCTTGTGATATCTCACCGACTGCAGCCAACCATCTTGGCAGTACCCGGCCAGTTCTCTGGGAGTTGGCCTGTTTGGGAAGAAGTAGGAAGCCTCCTCCATCGCAATGAATCCCTCTGGGCAAGCCCGTGATCTCTTTGGCCTTTTGAGGGTCGCTATTCTCCTCCTCAGGCGATCCGAATACAGATGGTATCTTTGCCAAGACAGGTGCGTTGCTACTGTCTGGCGGCAAATGCCAAGCTCTGATGCGATCATCGACATGCTTGATTCTTTGTGGTACTGATAGAAAATCTGATAGATTGTCGATTCATCAAGCTGGAGCATGCTGGGTTCGTTTCTCTGGGTGGTCTTTGTGTCGGTAGATTTCAGTGGCTGTTTTCCATGGAGAAGTAAAAAATGTCGGAATCGCTACAGGCAAAACTACAGGGCACGCAACTGCAAGAGAGCTGGGGGGAGCTGATCAATCCCTATGAGTTCATGCAAGATACGCGGGAGGACTTTGGGGGCACAGTGCTTTCGGCCTATTCTACGATATACGACAGAGCCGATGGTCGCTACCGACCCGTTTATGAAACCGAAATGGATCTCCGTCGCGTCAGGGCAATGGCCTGGTCCTTGGCCGAGACCGTGCCGGCAGCTCAATCGTGGGTGAATCGGCTAGTCGACTACACGATCGGCACTGGGTTCGACTGGTCTGTTACCTCCAAAGAAAAGCCTCAGGTGGCTAATGCTGTCAAAGGCTGGATCGATAGGGTGTTTGAAAATTCCAACTGGTCCTCAGGTCTGGAGCGAGAAAGCTTTGCCAGAGAGGTTGCCGATGGTGAATTCATTGGGGCAGTGGAGCAATCGGCAGGGAGTTGCTGTATCAGCACCTTCGAGCCAGACGAGCTGACCATGCCCATGCGAGCCCGAGAGCTGGATGAGTGGCTAGATCTGGACTTTGTTTCCTCTTGGTCCTTTGGGGTCTTGACCAAAGAGTCTAGGCCTTCCAGGCACTACGGATATCACTTGGTCCACAATCCCATAGGTTCAGATTGGAACTACATCCCAGCCGACCGAGCTATCTTCTGGAGGCGCAATGGTAGGCAGAATGCCAAGCGAGGCTTCTCCGACTTCCACCGAGTCTTCTTGCATCTTGCAAGGTCCAACTTGGTCCTCACTAACACGGCTGAGGGTGCAGCCACCCAAGCAGCCATTGCATACATTGTGGAGCATGGACAGAACACAAGCCGTTCCGACATCGAGCGCATGGTAGCAGCCGACTCCTATGTTGGCAGCCATCCCGACCCGATGACAGGCCTGATGCAACGAAAGAAGCGAATGCGTGCCGGGACGCGGATCGATACCAAGGGGGGCAAGTACCAAGCAGGTCCTTTGGGTGACAACAAAAGCAACATCTACTTGGATGTGATGGAGGCCCTGCTACGCATTGCCGGCTCGGTGCATGCATTCCCAGAAGGGATGCTGACAGGCAGCTATGCCAACAACAACTTCGCAAGTTCGCTAACGGCCGAGGCGCCCTTCATCCAAGGCCGTATGGCCGACCAGTCCTCTAGGGCGATGCGTGTCAAATCACTGATGAAAACCATCGTTGTCACTGGCTACGAGATGGGAGTATTCAGATCCTTTGGCGGCACTCTGGAGGAGCTTTTGGGTGTGATCGATTTGTCGGTAATTCCATCCAAGATTGTCCACAGAGATCCATTGATGCTCACCCAAGCCTTGAAGCTTCAAGCTGATGCAGGCTGGGTGTCAGACAAGACTGCCATGACTGAGCTTGGCCGCGATGCAGAGGTTGAGAAGCAGAACGGCGCTAAGGCTTTGCAGAAGGAAGGCAGCCCCGATGGCGACAATCCTGAGGCCCCTGGTGGTCCTGAGGGCAATGCGCCCACTGGTCCCAATGGCACAGATTCAAAAGGCAGCCAGGCAGTTTGGATGGGTCTGAGTCGGCAGCAGTTTATCAGGAATCAGAAAGCCTTGAATGACATTGTGGATGGTCTGGAGAACAAGACTATCGGAAGAAACAAGGCTAGGGTGTTGCTTGCTTCTATTGGCATGCCAAAGGAGTCCATTGAGATCTTGATGCAAGACATGGTGGATGGCAAGCTGGATATGCAGCCACCCAAGGAAGTGCAGCAAGAGCCAGTCCAAGAGTCAGCAGCCAGGGCCGATAGGCAAACGGGTTGCAGGTCAAAGAGGGTCAAGGTGCTCAGGGAGGAATACAAAGCCAAGAGAGCTTTGAAGAATCAACAGCAGTTGAAAGAGTCCTTCCAAGAGATGTTCACCCCACAGACACAGCCAAGAGGCAAGGATGGCAAGTGGATCTACTCCGGCATCGATACAAGCGGCTGGCCATCCAGCAACTCAACAGCCAAGGCTTGCAAGGCATCCATCAAGGCAATGGAAAAGATGGTAGCGCTTGGCCAGTGGGATGAGCTGAATGCTGTTCCTGTTTACGATAAATCCTATAGCCCGTTTGAGGTTGGCAAGGCTAAAGCAAAAGAAAACCTCCTAGCCATGAAGTCCAACGACAACACTCCAAAGAATGCCAAGCCAGTAGGTGATGATCCTTCTATCCTTGGTGGTTGGAAGAAGGTTGGGGAAAGTCTTGGGACAGAAAAGGGTGGGTTGTACATTGGGCCAGATGGCAAGAAGTACTATGTCAAGACTCCAGACAATCCAGACCGGGCAAGGAATGAGGTCCTGGCAACAAAGCTATACAAGGCAGTTAATGCCAATGTGATTGAAGCCAACTTGGTTGAAGTGGATGGCAAGCTTGCAGTGGCTACCCTCTGGGCCGACGATGCGACCAAGATGGACTGGAATTCGCAGCTGGCAAAGAACGCTGCGGCGCCCGACTTTGCAGCCCATGCATGGCTCAACAACTGGGATGCTGTGGGCGCTGGGTCAGAGAACCCGATGGACAACATCAAGTGGATTGGTGGCAAGGCAACATTGGTCGATGCTGGTGGGTCTTTGGACTACTCAGGCATGGGTGGAGCTGGGAAGAAACCATTTACTGGTGACATCCTTGAGCATAACACCTTGGTAAATCCATCCATCAACCCGACCATGGCCAAGGTCTTTGGCGGGATGACCCCAGAGCAAAGGCAAGAATCCTTCAAGAAGGTGATCTCCATCACTGATGGCGAGATCGGCGATCTGGTCAGCAAGTACCACGGTGGCGACGATTACGACAAGTCAATGATGCAGCAGAAGCTGATTTCCAGAAGAGATCAGATGGCAGAGGTTTATTATGCTGTTGAGCAAACCAAGGCCGATGCTGATCTCAGTAAGTTTGCAGCAGCACAGAAGGCGCTCGATGCGGCCGATGCCGATCTAGCAGCCAAGAAAGCAGCGCAAGACAAAGAGCCATCTGACAAGGAAAAGAAAGCAGCTGCCACGGCAGCCGCGATTGCCTCCGTCAACGAGATGAAAGCCAATGCACTGAGCAAGGCACAGCTGGCAGGGATGTCGCTCCCGCCGCCTCCCTTCATTGAGGCAGCTTCCAAGCAAGCCAACAATAAAGTCCTATCGAGCATGTACGAGCTTGCACTGGCCAAAGATCTGGATGGTCTCAAGTCTATGAAGACCTCCGGCGATGCGATTGATATCTACGCGCAAGCCAAGCACAAGTACAAGAATCAACTCATTGCTGGCCTGGAATCAGGTTCCTTTGTCAACCCAGAACATGTGGTACAAACTCCCGTGTCGGTAGCCGTGGCATCTGAGGTTCCAAAGGTCAAGGTTCTCAAGAAGTCAGACTTGCCAATGCAGCCCAATTTTGTCGGGTCCAATGCAGACAAGAACAAGCCTGTTGTTGAGTACATCAACGCGCTTGCAATGGGCAAGAAGCCAGACTTTCAGAATGTACCTGGAGAAATCCTTTCCAAGGTCCCAGCAGAGCAACAGATTGCTAGCGTCATCGAGAAGACCCTGTCGCCTAAGCTAAAGGCCTATGCTGAGTCTGTTTTGGCCAAGATGACTGGCAACACAAGCAGTGTCAGTTCAAGCATTCCAGAGTCAAGCAAGAGCAGCCAGACAGAGTCATTTGCCACTGGCAAGACCTATGCCCGTTACTTCATCCATGATGTTCCACCAACTGTGACCTCGCCTGTCAAGAGCACAAGCCTCACACCTAGCAGCCAGTTCAAAGACAAGTGGGAAGAAGGCGGGAAGCTGTATGCTGAGGGGCCAAAGGGAGCATCGGAGCTTCTTTCCTACACTGGTGGAAGTTCCAGCAACATCAATGAAAGCCTTGCCAGTGGGAAGCCATCGGCATTTGCCAAGAATGCTGTGGCAGCCAACAAGCACATCGCAAGACCGATGAAGGACACAGTTGTGAGCCGCACCCATGCGAACCACTTTGGTGGGTTCAAGGCTGGGGTGGAAGGATACAAGAAGATGATCGGGCATGTGGTCAGTGAGAAAGGCATGCTTTCGACATCGGTGGATCATGTGGTGTTCGATTACAATACAGTTCACTGGAAAATCAAGGCTGGGCCGCATGCAAAGGGGGCTCATGCCAAGAGCTTCTCTTTGGTAAAATCAGAGGATGAGATCATCATCCCTCCAGATCAAAAGATGCGAGTCCTGCATGTCGAGGAGGGTGATTACAAGGGGAATAAGAAGATTGTTATTCATGCTGAATTTCTACCAACAGAGGATAGCCAATGGGAAGTGTAAACGAGTCCGAAGTTGAAGTTCAGCAGCCATCCTCATTCGATGATAGGCCTTTTGATGCAGCTGTGGAAAGATCGATCGGCAATGCCTCCTACTTGGGGGCTTTCGATCAACTGTATGCAGTCATTCAGATGCTTGGGGCAGAGCTTTGTGACAAGCTTGATGATCCAGACTTGGATGCGCCCAGCCGGCAAGAGCTGTTGATTCAGATCGTTGAGCCGGTGGTGGAAAGAATCCTGATGGATGATGGTACATGGTACTCGTCCGATCGGCTCAAGCGTCAGTTGGAACTGGCAGATCCCACCAATGCTGGCCCAGACTTGGCCCATGTTCTGAGGGAGTTTTTCTACCAGTATGCAATCGAGCTGGGTCAGATGATCCGGTATGCGAACACCCCAGGAGTCCTGCCCGAGCAGTGGAACTGGCAGCCCAAGGCAATGACAACCCGCGCAGCACTTCTGCTTCATGGGTATGAGATTGAAGATGAGGATAGCTTGATGGCCTACAATGCGTTTGTGTCTGGAAGGTCTTTGCTAGGCGACAAAGTGGAAGAGATGTTGACTGCAGCCAACGAGGCCTTCCAGGAAGATCCTGAGTGATGGACGATGAGAACCGGATGCAGCTGGAGGCGGACTTGCAGGCTCGGATCGAGCTGGGGTTGAGCAAGGAGCCAGAGACAGTGAAGGAGTTCCGCAAGACGACAGCCAGGTGGCAGAAGCCCCTGGAAGATCAGTACGAGCTGGCCATGGTGATGCTGTTGATCCAGTTTGCCGAACAGTACCCAGAATCTCCTTTGGGTGAAGAACTGGCCAAAAGGAATTCACAGCTTGACAAACTGATCCGAAGGCGAGCCCAGGTCCTTGCCAACAGGCAAATGAAGAAGCTTGACAGGAGGCTTCAAAAGACCAACCGAAGGATTGTCAAAGAGGAAGAAGAGCAGAGCTTGGAAGATGACAGCATCCTGGAGAACCGGCTCTGGGGGAAGAATCGGGCTGAGGCCATTGCTGTCACAGAAACGACAACGGCCATCAATATCGGTGAGCATGAGGCTGTCCAGATAGCCAAGCAGCAATTTGGAATGGATGCCTACGCTGTGTGGTTCACTGCAGAGGATGAAAGGGTGTGTTTTCCAGCAGGAACAATGGTCACAACACCAAGAGGAAATGTGGCAATAGAAAAGCTTGCAATTGGTGATTTAGTGGAAACAAGGCGTGGGCCAAGGAGAGTGATGGCAACATCATCCAGGGCTTACAGTGGAAAACTGATTGAAGTCAAAGCTGGGTCACATTGTGCCGTTTCAACTTGCGATCATCCATACTGGACCAAAGAGCATGGCTGGAAGCGAGCAGAGAATCTATGTGTTGGTGACAGCGTTTATCTTGTTTCTAAGCAATACATCCAGATTGACAGTGTTGTTGATTTCAACTTCAGTAATGCGAACAAGCAGGTATCCTTCCTTGGCAATGCAGCTAGCCTTCCTTGCATCTCTGGCTTGTGTGGTGCTATGCCAATAAGACCCGTCAACTTCAATGGCAAGGTTGAGGGAGGGAATGAAGAAATCGATACTAAATCTGCCAAGTCGCAACTCTCGTTCAAACGGAATTTGCATTCTGGTGAGAGAAAGCCTAACAGCCTTCTCAATGCTTGTTTCTTGCTTGCTGCGTCTGTAGCAGGCAAAGCAGCAAAACTGACGCTTCATAGCTCCAGGCAATGCACGAAACGATTCTTGGCAAGTCTTGCATTGCAGCATTCTTACAGGTCTTCTGCATGCCTCAGAGCAGTAATGTCTGGCGTATCGCTTTTCTGCCGTTACGATTGGATTCCCACATCGTTTGCATGGTGGGCGAACTACAGAAGCATGCCTGCATTCAATACTGCACATGTTGTATCGACTGGCAATAGAAGCCCGGACTGTAAAAGGCTTATCGCATCGTGTGCATGTCTTGGTGACAAACTTGGTAGCTTTGCGAGTGCATGCTGCGCTGCATCTTCTGTTGCTGCAAGCTTTGGCTCGCGATGGTGTAACATAAAAGGTTGTATTGCAAACTTCGCATTGCTTGTAAATTCCGAGGCGTTTGCGTTTAGGTGGATCAAACTTCAGTCTGTCAAAAGTAATCGGCATGTGTCACCTGTTCGTCATGGGCAGTCAACCAAGGATGTTATAGTGTATGACATACGGGTTGAAGATCAACCGGAGTTTTTTGCAAATGGAATGCTTGTTCACAACTGTGAGATTTGCCTCCCTTTCCATGGCACCAAAGAAGATGTCTGGGGTGATGAGTTCCCCTACGGCGGCCCGGTCCATGTTCGCTGCCGATGCAGTCTTGTGTGGTATGTGAAATAGTTTTGCCCTTTGCCGGCTGGGTGGTCAAGATCTCGTAAGAATCTGACGCATGGGGGCAAACATGCAAAGATTTCATGAGAGCGCGACGGGCTACGCAAAGGTTGACCGCGAAGGTGGTGTGATCCGCGATGTCCGTGTTATCAAGACAACTTCAAAGAACAAGCGCCGGTACTTGGAGCAAGCTCTGAGGTCTGGAATCCCTTTGTACGAAGGCGTCACTATTGGAATTGACCATGTGAAGCCAACGGCAGGGAATCCAAATCCTGAGAGGGCATTCAGTACCTTCTGGGGCAAGCTGCAAAATGTCCGTTGGTTTGAAGACGGACTGATCGGTGACCTTCACTATCTCAAGTCTCATCCCATGACTGAGCACATTCTTGAGGCAGCCGAGCGATTCCCAGAGAACTTTGGCTTGTCTCACGATGCCGATGGTGACTCCACTATTGCTGCCGATGGCTGGCGGGAGATTCGCGAGATCACCAAAGTCTACTCTGTGGACTTGGTCACCAACCCGGGCAGTACGACAGGCCTGTTTGAGTCTCTGGGCAGCAAGGGCAAAACACGAAGGGACAAGCGGCGTGCAAAACGCAGCAAGTCAAAAGAGCAGGGGTCGCTGGTCGGCAGTGGCTCATTCCAAGAAGGTTTCATTTTGGGTGGTCAAGCAATGTCTACAGTTATCGATAAGTTGGATCCAAAGCGTTTGTTCGAAGAGTTCATGGCCGACGACATGATGGGTCCCAGCCCGATGGCCAGTTCCATGGAAGGAGAAATGGAGAAAGAGGATGGTGGCCTAGAAGAAGCCTTCAAGGCTGAGGCCATCAAGGTCCTGGAGGATACAGCAATGGATTCAGCTGCCAAGCTGGCCAAGCTCAAAGCGATCTTCAAAGCAAAGGATCAAGTGATGGCAACTCTTGGAGCAGATAGCGCACCAGCAAGTGCTCCTGAAAAACAAGAGTCCACCGAGGAAGGCTACACCCCAGACGAGGAAGAAGAAGAGATGAGTGAATCAGCAAGAAAGCAGATTGGTTCTTTGCAAGAAGAACTGAAGACGCTTCGGGACAAGATTGCTTTGGAAGAAGGCCGGGCAGCATGCGTCAAGCTCTTGGAGTCTGGAAACCGAGAGGTAAGTGAAGTCAGGGTCAATGCCTTGCTTCGGACTCCTGACAAGGAAAGAAAGGCTTTGCTGGAATCATTCCCAGCCAAGGCCGTACAGAAACAACGACCACTTTCAAGCCCTTCTGCTTTGCAGGAGTCTGGATCCAGAAGCGGCAGCTTTGAGTACCCCAAAGATATCAACGCCTTCAGGGAAAACCTGAAGTAAGGGTGCAAGACTTTTCGTTTAATTGGTCTGCCACCGTGGTGGATTGATTGGTTTGATTAAAGCTAACTCGGCAAAGAGGATAAAATGCGAGCGATTGACTTACCCCATGACATTCTGAGAGCCACACAGCAGTTCGGCTTCATGGATGACTTCCTACAAGAAGATGCACACCAATGGACCACAACGGCAACCGATTCAGGCACAAGCACGATCGCTGACGCTGCCGGTGGAATCATGGTTTTAGCAGCCAGTGATGGTACGGCAGCCGACAACGACGAAACCTACTTGAGCACGATTGAGCAAGTTCGGATCGCGGCCAATAAGCCATTCATCATCGGTGCATCGATCCAGTTTACTGAAGCAGCAACCAATGCGGCAAACGTGTTGTTTGGATGCATGAATGCAGTGGCTGCCAACGCGCTGCAAGACAACGGACTTGGGCCTGCTGCTAACTTTAGCGGTGCAGCCTTTTTCAAAGTGGATGGCAGCCGTAACTGGCGGGTCATCTACTCCGATGGTACTACTCAGACAATTGCTGAGCTAACAGAAGTGAATTCGCTTCGCAAGCAAGCAGAGTTGTCTGGTGTTGCTGTTTATCAGCATCTCAGCATCGACATCATTCCAAAGACTTCCACCTTGGTGGATGTGATCTTCAAGATCGACGGATCGACGGTGTTCAAGATGCTTGACCGCACTTTTGCCAGTGCCACTGAAGCCAGTGTTGTCGTTGGTCTGAAGGCTGGATCAGCCACAGCACAGACGATGAACGTGGACTATGCATACTTGTGTGCCCGACGATAGGCCTTTGTGAGCAGTTCGTACCTTGTGGTTTTTGTTTGTTTTAGATTAGAAGTTAGGGAGTATTCACTGTGGATCATAAGACCCGCCGTCACCAGGCGCTGAGACGACTTTACGAGGCTGCTGAACGTGACAACGCAGTCGAACGATTCAAGCAGGATTTTCAAGAGACATTGGCATCGGAAGGCCCAGGTCTGGCAGATCGATATTCGGTCCGTCACTTGTTTGAGAACTTTGTGGAAAACGGTCGCGAGGCGATCCAGTTTCTGCGCCCAGCTTCCATGGGTGGCTATGTGAACTTCCAGGAAAGTGCCGGCCTGGTGGATACGGCAAACTTTGCCAACATCATGGGCCAAATCACTTACACAGCTACGTTGAACGGGTACAACATGCCTGGCTTGATTGGTGACCAGTTAGTGGAAACCATTCAGACAGACTTCTCCGGCGAGCGAATCCCAGGCGTAGGCCGTTTGGGTGACGATGTGGAAGTTGTCAGAGAGGGCGAGCCCTACCCCAATGCACAATTTGGGGAAGAGTATGTTGACACCCCAGAAACCATCAAGCGTGGTGTGATTGTCAATATCACCAGGGAAGCTTTGTTCTTCGATCGAACTGGCCTCATCCTTAGTGAAGCCGGCAAGATGGGCAACCGAGTTTCGGTTAACCGAGAAAAACGCATCCTTGATGTGGTGCTTGGGATCTCGACCGTGTATCGACGCAATGGTGCAGCTGCACAAGCCACCTATGCCTCCGACAACTCAGTTTCCAACACCCTTAGCGATTGGTCCAACTTGGATGTTGCTTTGCAGAAGTTCAACGACATGACAGATCCTGTCACCGGTGAACCAATTGCCATGAATCCGAATCTCTTGGTTGTTCCCAAGCGATTGGAAAACACAGCCAAGCGAATCATGAATGCAACCATGGTACGGGTGGGCACCAATACGGCAGCCAACCAAACCTACACCAACGGCAATCAAGTGGATAGTCCTTACCAAGTCATCTCCAGTCCATACGTCAAGGCGCGGTCCGGCTCCGACACAACATGGTGGTTGGGTGATTTCAAGCAAGGGTTTGTGTACATGCAAAACTGGCCTTTGTCGGTCCTGCAAGAGGGCAGCAACACGGAAGTCGGATTCACAAGAGATGTGATCGCACGCTACCGAGTCACCGAGCGCGGTGCCGCGGCAGTTCGCGAGCGTCTCTGTGCAGTCAAAAACACCTAGTAGGTAGTTTGCAGAAAAACTGATACGATGAGGGGGAGTGAGGATGAATTCGTTCCCCTTTATTTACAAGGTAGAAGCGTATGGCTGATGGTGACAAGAGCATTAGTGGGATAGAAAAAGCGATGCGAGAGCTGGAGGCCAGAGAGGCCGCGATCGCAAAGAAGGAAAAGGAGGTCGCTGATCGGGAGATGGCAATCGTCGCGGCTGAGGACTCGTCCAAGACACGACCACTGCGAGCCACCGAGGATGTTTTCAAGGGGGATTTCCCCTATTTGTTCCAGGTCAAGTCAGTCAACAACAACCCAGAAGTAAAGACAAAAACGGTCGAGTGCTGCGACGAGTCGGAAGCCAAGAGGTGGTATCAAGTAACGACACCACATCCGAAGAATCCAACCAAGCAGATTGATCTTGTTGTCTACCCTGTGGATGTTGTTTGTTTGAGTCCAGAGCGTGAGCTTCGGTTCTCGAAGGAGAAGCGTTTGTCGCATGCTCTGAAGCGTTTGGAAGCCGGTTTCTCTATCAGCAAAGAAGATCAGCAACTGTTGGTCGAAGCTGAAAAAATATAGAAGGGGGGTGATCCTAATCTATGACAATATACCTAGTGAATTTGGATGGATACGAGAGCCTACAGGATGCCGAAGATGCGTCCGAGGCTGTTCGTCTTGCTCGATGCGAATCCTGCTTGGCCAGCGTGATCTGTGTAAGTTGTACCCAGTACAGCGAGCCCGCGCCGGTCGAGCAGTCCGAGGAAGAAGTCCAAGATGATAATGGTTTGCTTTCAGAATGATTGATTGCCGACCATCGGCATGATACAAAAACAAGGAATGGGCAGCACACAGTGTGTTGCCTATTTTGATAAAAGTACTTTTGAAGAGAAGAGAAACATGGGCATGATTACCGAGCTATCACTGCAGGAACAAGTTGTCATTGGCGGCGAAAAGATTGCCGTTCACAAGTGGCAGCTAAACAACCAACACCTTCAACAATTCTGCTACGTCATCTCGCGTCTGCAAATGGCTATCTTGGAGATGGATAGCAACAACTCCACAGGCCAAATGGTCGTCGCTGACTCCGAGGCTATCAATTCAGACTGGACCCGCGCCAAACTAGAGTGGGACCTGGCCAAGAAGTACCGCAATCTCGCTCCAGCGGCACAGGAAAAGCTTTTGACAGTTCTTGCCATCACTGACAACGAGCAGCTCAGGACAGCTAATGTGAAGTGCAGACGGGTCATTACGGCCCTGTCTACCCTGATGCAAAAGGTTTTGTTCTCGGACTCGGCCAAGCTTCAGTATGGGATTGGGGATCGGGATATTGCCAGATTCGAAGAGCACATGAAATACGTGGAAGAGCTTCTCCTCACCTACATTGGCACTGGCATAGAAACCAGTACAGGCATCTCCATTCCAGCCCACGAGCACTTGGGCGTTGTGATCCCTCCACTCAGCATGCATGAGGCCCAGGTCTCAGAGCCATCTCCAGGCTTCAGAGGCACTCCAGGCAAAGATGCACTGGACACTGAGTCAACTGTTCCTGTTTCTGGCAGCAACACGACAAAGTAGTGCCTTTGGGTAGGTAGGAAAATATATGCTTGCCAGTCATCTGGCAGGCTTACTGGGAAGCATCAGAAACAAGCCATGCGCATAAGGGAGCAGCAATTATGTCTAGTGTTTTTATCCCGCGCGGATTGCGAGTGCGTGAGTCTGACCAGAATCCGTCTGTAATTGCATCGCAGTTAGTTTTCGCCAATGGTTCCTTGTCGGCCGCTGGTTCAGTGGTGACAGTCCAGAGCACTGGTGGTTCGGGTGTGACCGATGGCGATAAGGGCGACATCACTGTTAGTGGATCAGGCGCAACTTGGACAATTGACAACTCGGCCGTGACTCTTGCCAAGACAACCGGCATCCAAAAAGTAATCACATCAGGCACAGCAGCACCCAGCGGCGGTGTCGATGGCGATATTTACCTGCAATACTCCCCATAAGGAATAAAAAAGAATGGCTATTCAGTTTAACGTGGCTACGAGAAACGCTCGGCTCGACACAATCGAATCGACGAACGGAACTTCGTGTTCACTAGAGATTCGTTCAGGTACTAAACCTGGAACTTGTGCTACTGCGACTTCAGGCGGTGCGGTGCTTGCGACTATCAACCTTCCTTCGGACTGGATGGCTGCGGCTTCATCGGGTGCGAAAGCAATTGCTGGCACATGGGAAGACTTGTCAGCAGATTCCACAGGAACGGCTTCGTTCTTTCGCGTCTACAATTCGCAGGCAACCAAGAACGAAACGACTTGCTTCCTTCAGGGTGATGTGGCAGTATCGGCTAGTGACATGAACGTCTCTTCTGTATCTTTCACAGCAGGTCAATCGTTTTCGATTACGGCATTTACCTTGACGGACGGCAACGCTTAATCATGGATTTAGCAGCCATCAAAACCGAGATTGCCAAGCCTGAGTATGACGGCCTGAGCGATGCTGCTATTGCCGATTTACTAAACGCAAAGACGGTAAGTCGCAATCGATTGGTCCCTACATGGGAAGTGAAAAAGCACGCAATCGAAAACCAGTATTGGTCTGCCATAGTCATGGCAACGGAGCCCGGCAATCCGCTTGCAATACCTGCCGAGAGCCTGGTGACGGTTCGCGGTATAGCGATTGCGGCACGCGATTGGATTGACGATGCTTCTGGAAAGATATCGACAATTGATTTCGCTTTAGCTTCGGTTCAAACGCTTGTTGGTGGGTTGGTTCAGACTGGTTTGGTAACGCAGCCACAAGCAACATCACTAGCGGCATTAGGAACGGAAACGGTTTCGTTTATTTCGATTATCGGTGCTGCGAAAATTGGTCCTCATCACGTAAGCGAGGCAAGAAATGCCGAGTAAAGTTTACAGAGCTACAGAGACTCCAATAGTTTTTCGCGATAGCGGTGGCGACCGTGTTTTGACGCTTCAGAATCTTGGCTTTGGTGCGGGTAGAGTATCGGCACAATATGACCGTGGTTCTGGTAGCTTAGCAGAGTTGCACGAGATAACTGGAGTCTTTCAGTTTGAGACCACAACAGGTACGTTAGTTGGAACAGCAATTGAAATCTATCTGTTTCAAAGTGACGGAACCTACATGGATGGAACACTTGGTACGTCAGACGCTGCGTTAACAGCGGACAAGAGACGCAACGGAATCCTTATCGGTGCTGTCATTGGAGATACGGAATCTGTTGCTACCGATATAGTCGCACGATTCCAGAATGTCAGTATCACTAGCCGATACTACTCTATTGGTGTATGGAACGCAGCCACAGCGGACAATCTAGAGAACACTGCAAACGCTTCACGAGTCATCGTAACACCAATGCCACCAGAGGCTCAATAAATCATGCTCCTAACGTCCACCAGCGATAAAATCCGATTGGTCACTGCCGTAGCTGGTGATGTTCGCGTGCAAGCTAGCTACGTGGATCTCTCCGGTAGCACAGTAACACCAGGTAGGCTTAACAGTTCTATCAGCACAGCAACGACGACCGATATAGTTGCAAGTCCTGCGGGCAGTACTCAACGGAAAATCAAGTACGTTTCGATTTGGAACGACTCCAGCAGTGCAGCCAATTCCGTTACAGTGCAGCACACAGACGGAACGACAGTTGTCGATATTTATGT